GCATCTGTACTTGCGTATTTGCAATCACCTTTATTTGGTTTTACTTGATGGTTGATATTAAGAGATATATGTGTTCTCTTGCCTTCTTCCCATGCGAATAAACAATCGTTCTTAACCGTATACGAGGAGGTCATTACCCAACCTTCCAACGCATTTAGCCTTAGACCTCTAAATCCACCTGATGGAGTGTTTTCACTAATATTAATGATTGGAGATGCTTCGTCTGTTACATTGTGTACCGCAAAATCTATCTCCATAGTCATAGATGAATTAGGCGTAGTCATGAATTGTCGGAATGGGTTTAGCTCTATTTTTAACGAGGCTCCAGCGGGTATGCGCAATACCTTTTGTCCATCCTCAGCCATTATCCAACCATCATTCACGAAACCAAAACCGCTCCATGTACTTGGAACAAGTGTGTTGTTATTGCGTGCGTTGAGTATTCTCCTTGGATTGCTTTCTGTATTGTTTCGTACTTTTGGGTTCATCAAGAAAGATGCGCCGCTTATGGGTGAAGCCGATGTCGTATTATCAACTTCAATATCATAACTCACTTCTCCCGTAGATTCGTGCATAAAGTCTATAGTAGTGCCGTCATTTCCTACTCGTCTTACTCGGAAATAAGCGTCATACTTTGTTGGAATTTCCGCACCTTCGTCGGATTCAATTTCTACGGTTGTAAGCAACGTGTAGGATTTTTGTGATTCAACTTCGTGTTCAACACGAAAGTATTCGGTTGGTGCTATATTCTCATAGTCCTCGGTATAATCGGTTAGGAGGAATGCTACGCTTATAGGGTCACCATTATCTGTAACACTTCCATCCTCGTTTATTCGTGGTGAAAATACGGCATATTGACATAAGACAGTTTGTACATAGTTGCTAACCTCATTCTTGACATTTTGAAGCAAGATATAGGGTTTGTCCATGATTGCGTTTGGTGTCTTAGGGTTAACCACCATAACGCGATTAACTAACTCGTTACTTCGCACTTCATTACCAAGTCCGTCATCACATGTCATCCATGCTTTTACCCTCTTAACGCCATGTGTCATTAGTCCATAACTAAGATTCTCCATTAATGAGGGCACATTACTTGGGGACATATTATCCTCAGATGCCGATATGTTGTATTCTAACACCTGCGTGCCTATAGAACCCTTTATCTCAATGTGCAAGTTTTTATCTACCGCTCCGTGGACTATATAGAAATTGTTTAGAGGGAAACCTTGTTCCTGACCATTTGAATTGTAAGCATGAATGGCTTGTTCAAAGTTGTACTTGAAATCAAGTCTTAGTTCTGTGCGCGTCATGCTTGCACCAATGGGTACGTTTGCGGATGTTACCGTTCGTGTATTACCATCTTCGTCGCTATAATTATACGATGCCTTAACCCTTATCATCTGCAAACCATCGTTCAAGTAAGGATACAGGTCAATAGTGGTATATTTCTCTTTATCCTCGTATTCCTCGGAAGGCAATATACCTACCAACCTACCTACCTCGGTATATGTGTTGCCATTGTCTATGGAGCGTTCGATAATGAGAGTACCTTGTACACCAGCGTTTTCGTTGCCCAACTTTCCTATCTTAACACCTCGGAAGTTAAGTGGGATTTCTATTTTATCTTTGGCGGCTATTAGTTTGGCATCTTTTGGAATGCTTGTAGATAATAGTGCCGTATAGGTATCTCCTTCTACGGTTGAGATAGGGATTTGTACGTTCTGTAACAACAAATCCTCGTATATGACTTTATCGCTTTCGTATAGTTTGTAATCCTCCTCGTTTGCGAAGCATTCTATGTAGTAGGTGCTACTCTGCTCGTTAAATCGTAGGTTGATATAACCATACTTGGTTCCAAAGCAATCCTTCAGAAATGTCTCTACCTCAAGTCCGCTATGGCCTTCCCATGCTTCTTTGATATCTTGTATTTCTGCCATATGTATATTTTATTTGTTTGATTTCCATTTATCATCGCCAACCCAAGGTTTGTCACTCTTCCACACACCTGTGCCAAAGCAGCTACGGATAGCCTGATACACCATCTTGCCATATTGGTATATCATGATAACCGCCTTGCTCAGACGATATATAGCCTTGACATTCTTCTTGCGATGGATAATCATTCTTCGACGACATAGATTAGTGGATGAACTGACAACGCTGCCTCCCAGCGACCTTCGTATATGAGCTGGTTCATCTGCTCCTCTGTATATACCGTAGGTATCAGTGCAGCGAAGTTCTGGTCGCTGGTCTCCTTATTTTCTGCGAATCGCTTATCGAGATTCTCAATGCTGGCAATGGTATCCTTCATCGCCACTCCGACACGCGATGCAGTATTGGCAGCTATCTGCTTCTCCTGCCTTATGCGCTCGGCTTGCTCGTATAGGTTGCTGTAATCTGCCATATTGCTATTCTCCTATAATTCGATACACAGTCCTATTGTTACGGATACCTCGGTGACACATCGTGGGGAAATGCTCCTTATAATGTGCGATATAATCCAGCACATCACGCAAGTACTGGTCAGCAATGCTGCACAGGTCATTGTACTGGTCGTTGCGTTCTGCCATGGATGGACGAGTACCGTACTCGCTATCCTTCTGCATGATGCCGAAGCGAGTAATCTGGCTGTCGTTGGTCTTGACGAGCTTCGCCTGTACATAATATGCCATGGCCGATTTCAGCCCCTGCAGATGAGCCTTGCCTTCGTTGTAATATCCACCTTCAAGCAAAGTGGTGTAATGCTCTTTGTCGGTCGGCTCGCTCAACTCCCTAACAAGGGCAACACCGAGAGCAGGAACGATGTCCATGTTCTCGGTTTCTTCGATGAGCGATTCCAGCACCTTCTTGTCTACATGCGAGGACATGGCTCTGCCATATTCCCTCACTTCCTCTGGTGTGATGATGTGGTTCATGCGGTTGGTGTGGTTGTTTCTGCTGATTTGTATTCAAGAGGCAAAACGGAGCAGTTGGCAATCGCTCCCTCGTGCCAGTGTGCCATGATGTCAACGAAGGCACGCTCAATCATGCGCTGGTACTTGTAGACGACGGAATTGTAGTAGGAGAAGGCATCAACGAGCAGAGAGCCAGAGAATCCAATCTTGCCACTGCGGATGCAGTACCATGGTTCTTGCCCGAAGGCTGCATAAATGCGTTCGGTGACAGACTGGTCGGTGACCTGAAAGTCCTTGTCGTAGTTACTCGTGGGCAAGGACACCACTTCGGGAGCCTGCTCGTCATTCTCAAGGATGACCTCAAGCAGCTTGCAAGCTTCAGTATCGCCCTGCAACTGCTGGAGGCTGTCGGAGAACCCATCGTTGGCATACCTTTCGCCACGCTCATACTGATATGGTTCTTCCCCTGCTGGTGCGTATCTGCCCATGGGGGATGCCTGTCCCTTCCTTGTCAGCACCATAGCAGCAGGAAGGAAGTTGTTGCGGACATTGCGCCACTTAACGTTAGCCAATCCTTCGTCTGTGGACATTTCCGTCAGCACCCTGTCGGCTCTTGGTATGGGATAGCGGTCACGGCCAGCCGTGGAGAAGTAGTATATCTGCCCATTGTAGTTCTCGATACCACCAGCCTGTGCAATCTGCGCATGAATGACGTTGATATTAGGGTTGAACTTGTGGAAACGCTTGACGTTCTTCTTGTCAATGGGCTTTGTCTTGCCAGCGAAGGTCTTCTTGCCTGTCCAGTCAGGATGTGTGCAGATGCGTGCCACATACCCGTTGCTGTCGGGTTCTTCAAGTCGGCAGATTTCAAAGGAGACATGGTTTACCTCGGTAATCTCGCCAGCGAGGTTGTAGTTGAGGTGCAAAGCAAAACCTCCGTATTCTGCGAGGTCAGCACAGACAAGACGGTGTATCTCGTCTGCTGTGTCCTTGCGATGATTAAGAACCAATCCATACAAGGAAGCATCATCAAAGCCAGCCCCTTCGATGAACTCAGCGAAACGCTCCACGCACTCGCACCCACTGCTGGATGCTTGGATGATGTTGTGAACGTCCTGATAATAGGTATTTCCTTCTCCTGCGGCCTGAATTTCCAACGCTTGCAGGTATTTGGAATCCATGCGAGGCTCGCTCTTGCGCCTCAGTTTTCCTTGCCTCATTTCTTTTTCTTCTTGGTTGTTTTCTTAGTCACTGTCTTGGTCACTAACTTAGTCACTGACTTAGTTAGCCGCTCTTTCCAGTCGCTTGGGTATATCTCGAACTCTCGTATGCCAGCAGGATTCTTGCGAAGGTACTCCAGTGCGAGATCATCGGTCAGCGTGTGACGGATGTAGAAGCGTCCAGAACCGAACTCGCCCACGTTGATGACTGCTCCGTGCTTCAAGACGAACTCCCTCTCTGGCATCACATCGCCATGCTTACGGATATATGCCCACATCTTGTCCACAGCATCGTGATAGCAGTTGGAACATGATGTCGGAGTGAAGGATTCACGGAACACCTGCTTGTAGAGGTTCTCAATATCCCTCTTCTGCTCTTGAGAGTACTCGCCTCGGAAGCGTTGAAGGTCTTCCAAAGCGAGTATGACCGTGCTCTTCATTATACTGATGCTAACGCTTCGTATGCCTGTTCTGTTGCCTCTGCATTCGCGCCAACGAGGAAGCGTGCGGGCTTCATAGCACCCTCTTCCTGAAGGGTTGTTGACCAGCCACTGCCGAGGGTATCGTCAGCAATGGTGTGTGTCTGCTCACTGGCACGCAAGCCATTGTCAAATCCGAATATCTGATAACGACCATTGGCGGTCTCGCTATCACCAGTATTCTTCATCTTCACCACTACCACGAACTCGCCCTTACCAAGCACCTCGATGATGTTGGTTGTCACATCAGCGTCGTGGGCAAGTAGAATGATGGGCAAGGTGTGTGTCCATGTGTTTTGGTAGTCGCCTACGACCAGAGTGGTGTTGCCTGCACCGTAGGGTTTATTGCCAGGCTGAACGCAACGATAGCCCTTTTTACCACTCTTGAGAACCAAGGAGGTCACGCTGCCATCCTCAGCAACGGTTGTGTTATCGAAATCAATGTCATTGCGATTGACAATCACCGCCTCACTGGTTGCACCCTTAGCAAGAGGCTTGTCGCAGTAGTTTCCAATCTCCTGTGCAAGGAGGAAATCACAATTAGCCATATATATTTATCTGTTTTTCGGTTTAAAAAAGTGAGGAGATGAGGGCAACCCCCACCCCCTCGGTTAACACTATGTATCGGAAAAGAACTCTCTCTCTTAGTAAGCGATGTGGAACAACTCGTCCTGACCGATGAGAGTACCCATCTTGCCCTCTGCGTAGCACTTGACGACGCGCTCGTCCTCGTTGTACCAGATATTGAGGTCGCTCATAATCTGGTTGGCAGGAGTGCCCACGAGCAACTGGCTTGGAGAGCCATAGAATGCACGGTGAGGGAGGTTCAACTTCGTGCCGTTGTTTTCAAACTCGTGGATGAACCTATCCCACATATTGGTGCTGATAAGGGTAACACCCTCAAATTCGGTTCTGCGTACACCGTTCAACTCAACACCTTCCACGCCACTCTCAATCTTCTCCCAAGTGAGAGCAGAGCTGTACACCTTCATCATGTCACGGCTGAGAGCCTTGGCAAGGCTGTCGGTGCAGTAGATGGCAGCGTTGGGCAGACCAGCGATGCGAGTATCAGCGTTCATGAGGATGTCCTCAATGATGCCAATAGCGACGCCCTCCTTGTAGAGCTCGCTCTTCTGGGTTGCGATGGTGGTCTGGCTGTTGGCTGCGATGGTGGTGCGCTGACCTGCGTTGGCGGCTGCCACGGCAAAGATGCGCTTCCACAGACCATCGGTAGGGGTGAGCAACGTGGGGTCTACGCCATTGGTAACATTGCCATCGGCAGAAGCATTGGTTGCGCTCTTGTCGCCAAACCACCCGATACGGTGGTACATCTTGATGAGAGCCTCCTGCAATGCAGGGTAGATGATAACATCCATGATGTCAGTGCCTGTGAGGTCGGCAATGTCTGTGCCCTGCTTCAGTGCGTACTCTGCGATAGTGCCTTCAAAGTCATCGGCACACCACTTGCCAGGCACTGCCCAGCGACCCAAATCCCAAGTCTTCTCTGCAAAGTCCTGAGCGAGGTTGCGGTAAGTGGGATTGCAGGTCTTTGCTTGCTCCCAACCTACGTTCTCCATCTGTCCTGTCCAACCTACCTTCTCGCCCTGATGAGCGTTGGCAACGGTGGTGAAGAACTGTTCAAAAGCAGGCATTGCGAACACCTGCATAGTCAGCAAGTCACGAAGGTCACGGATTGCACCGTTGTCCTTGGTGAGCTGGGAAATCTTATTAACTATATCCATTTCTATTTCCGTTTACTTATTAAACAATCGGGTTACTTCTTGCGCATCTCCTGCAACATGGCAGAAACACGGCTCACACGTTTCTCTTCACCTGCTTCGGGCTTGGTCTTGCCCAGTGCTTGTGGGGCAACGGGAACCTTTCCTTTGCTGGTGAGCTTGTTTAACTGGGCAACCTTGGCATTGGCCTGAGCCAACTGCTCCTGCAAGTCATTGACCTGCTTCTTCAGTGCCTCCAGTTCGCTTTCCTCCTCGTTGGTTTCCTCCTCCTCGGCTTCCTTTATCTCGGTAATGACACCATCGGCATCAATAACGAGGATACGGCCATCCTCCAGAGTCACCTCACCTTCGGAAGCATCGGTCTGGTCGCCAACCTGTGGTTCGCCTTCTTCTCTCTCAATGTTGATGGTGTCACCAGTCGCTGTGGTCAGCTCCAGAGATACCACCTCCTGCTCCTCGGCTGAACCTGTCAAGCCGAGAGCCTCGCCAAGCATCTTGAATGCCTGTGCGATAGTTGCTTTCTCTTTCTTCATATCGCTCTTAGCGGTTGTTGATACTTTAATATCCTCAGCCTTGTGGGCAGAGGTTGCAGGCACGACACCTGCGATGAATCCCAATTCCATAGCCTTCTGCGCTCCAAACCAACTGCCTGCGTTCATTTGCTCCTCAATGGCAGTGGCATCGCCCTCGGTGCGGTCAACGTAGAGGCTGAGCATCTTCTGCTTCTCGCTCTTGAGCATTGACACGACTGCCTCTGCCTTGTCGATGGTCAGTTCGCCAGCACCACCTTCGGGGATGTAAGGCGAATGGATAAGCAGTTGAGCGTGCTCATAGGCAAATCGCTTTTCCTTCGGTGCAGCCAACAGGATTACGGTTGCCATGGATGCAGCCACGCCCACCACGGTGCAGGTGAGTTCCTTTCCGCTCGTGCGCAGGGCATCGTAGATGGCATAACCCTCGGTGCAGTCGCCACCGCATGAGTGTATCTCAACGTCTATGCGGTTGTCCTCGGGGTAGAACTCCGTCATGAAGTCAAGATACGCCTTGATGTCGCTGAAGCTCTGGTCATCACAGCCGAACATCCAGCGTTCCATGTCGCTGGGGTTGCCGATTGTTTTGTTTATGTATAACTTCATGTTTTTGCGTTTAGTCAACGCAAAGATAGGAGGGTGCAGATTTATCGGCAAAACATTACCGATAAATCGTATTCAATTAAATTGAAGATTACACGCTCGCCTCCGTATCCATGCGTTTTATGATGCTGAATAGTGTGCCATCGGAAATGCCGTACTTGTCCTTTACGGCATTCCAAGCATACATCTTTTTCGGCTCCTGTTGGAGCAGCCGCTGGTAATCCTCGTACACGTTGACATCACGCAGGCCACGCATTGCGTAGCCGTTATCGTCCATCGCTTGCATAACTGGCTTGTATGCCTGAAGCAGTTGGTATATGGTCATGAGATTAGATTAGAGTTGTAAAGTAATACTTGATAACTGGGTTAGATGCTTGCGAGGCTCTCCAGCACCTGCACACGTCTTGCCGTTGTGTTGATTTCCTCCACGCTCACCACGGGGTTGGGCATTGCCATAAGGCCACGGGCAACTGCACGGGCAAGCATATCCTCACCCTGTGCACTTCCACCGCCAGTGATGGGGTTCCCACCTGCTGACTGGTTCATCGCTGAGAGTACTGGAGCGTACATACTGGTGGCTGCTGCTGTCATCACGCTCTCGCCATTGCTGAGCATGGCATGGATGCTGTCGCTTGTGCCTGTTCCTGCTCCACGGACATCACCACCGCTTGCGTACTGGCGTGTGTCCACTCGACCGCCCTTGGCGAACTTGGCAGACTTGACGGTGGCAATAGCACTGGCAATGTTGGCGAGGACAGTGCCCACGGTGGTAGCTATGGCAATGAGGTTGGCTGGGAATGGTCCTGCGGCTGCTGCTTGTGCGATACCTGCCGATAATGCCTTACCTGTGTTGATAGCGATTTCTGCGAGGGCAATAGCCTTGCTCATAATAGCAAACGCCTTGGAATGCTGAGCAAGAGCATCAATGCCCGATTTGACGGAATTATAGGCATCCAGTTCGGCTTGTTTCTTTGCCTGGAGAATCGCTTTCTCGTTATCGGCTTGCTTCTGTTTGTTTTCTGTGGTCTTT